GATACAGTTAAGCAAGTAGAAGAAATTGTGAAATGTCATAATGAATTGTTACAAACAGTAGTTCCAAGAGACTTCTATTCAGTGTTAATGAGCATGGAAGAGATGTTTAAGGACCCAGATAAAGCTATACATATCTATAACAAGAATAGACAGTTATATGATAGGTTTGGTGGTAGTACAAGAGATTTAGTAAATAATGAAGTGTTTAATCAATTCTTCGAATAAAAGAGAACAAATGGAAAAAAGAAAATTAACTAGTTTTATTGACAAGTATTATTTAGCAGGAAGTGCTAATTCAGTAGGTTTAAATGTTAAAGACAAAACATTGTCATGTGAGTTTATTACAGATGATCAAAATGTTGTTGGTTCAGTATCAATGAATGATTTTGAAGTAGAAGATGGTACATTAGGAGTGTATACAACTTCTCAATTAACAAAGCTGTTAACTGCATTAGATGAGAATATTGATGTTAAAGTTAATAAAGCAGATGATGCTGCATTTTCAATCAATGTTGCTGATAAGACAACTAATGTAACCTTTATGTTAGCCGATTTATCAGTTATTAGACAAGTTCCTCAAATGAAAGGTCTTCCTGATTTTGGTGTTAAAATTAAATTGACAAAAGATTTTGCAGATAAGTTTATCAAGTCAAAAAATGCATTACCTGAAACTGAAAACTTTGCGGTAGAAAGTAATGATTCTGGTACTAAGATGATATTGAATTATTCAACTCTTAATACCAATAGAATTACATGGCCTATCGTTCCAGAAAAATCAGAAACATTAAACGCAACCTGCTTCTCAGCTAATCTATTCAAAGAAATTTTATCTGCTAATAAAGATGCAGATGAAGGTTATATTGAAGTGTCTCAAGCCGGCTTAGCTAAAGTATCATTTGTTGGTAAGACATATACATCCACATATTATTTAGTACAATTACAAGCAGCTTAATATGAAAGTAAAATTTAAAAAATTAGTCGATACGGCAGTTACTCCTAGTTATGCAAAGCCTGGAGATGCTGGAATGGATATAACTACTATTGCTCATAAGATTAATACAGAGCATAATTTTATAGAATATCATACCGGTCTAGCGTTTGAATTACCAAAAGGATATGTAGGGTTATTATTCCCTAGATCATCAGTTTCTAAAAAAGACATTAGTTTAGCAAATTGTGTAGGAGTAATGGATTCAGGTTTTAGAGGTGAGATAACATTTAGATATAAATTTGATCGCGATGAATATTTTGCAAATGTAAAACGATACGATGATGGAGAACGTATTGGTCAATTAGTAATAATGCCTTATCCAGAAATTGAATTAGAAGAAGCAGATGTATTAGCTGATAGTTCAAGAGGAGAAGGTGGATATGGTTCAACAGGTAATTAAATAAGTATGTTTGGAAATCAAGAAAATACATTATGGGTGGAAAAGTTCCGCCCAGGTACATTAGAAGGATATGTAGGCAATGAACATATCATAGACAAAGTTAAGCTATATTTAGAAAATGGTGATGTGCCCCATCTATTGTTTTATGGACAAGCAGGTACTGGTAAGACTACTCTTGCAAAGATTATAGCAAATGGGTTAGATGCCGATATCATGTATATTAATGCATCGGATGAAAACAATGTAGAGACAGTACGTACTAAGATAAAGAATTATGCTAGTACTATTGGATTTAAAAAATGGAAGATTGTTATATTAGATGAGGCAGATTATATGACTCCTAATGGCCAAGCTGCATTACGTAATCTTATGGAGACATTTTCTAAAACGACTAGATTTATTTTAACATGTAATTATGTTGAAAAAATTATAGATCCTATACAATCACGGTGTCAAGTATTTGGTATCACGCCTCCTAATAAAAAAGAAGTTGCTAAACGTATAGTTGAGATCCTTAATGAATTACAAGTTAAATATGATAACAAAGACCTAGTCACTATTATAAACGCCGGCTATCCTGATATAAGGAGGGTGTTAAATGGTTGTCAAAGGCAAGTTATAGATAATGAACTAAAAATTGATGCAACTAGTGTTATACAGGCAAATTATATGACCAAATTATTAGAGCTTTTAAAATCTAGTTCTGATAAGAAAACGGCATTCAAAGATATTAGACAATTGATAGCAGATAGCAAAGTAAAAGACTTTACAGCTTTGCATAAATATTTGTTTGATGAATTAGATAATTATGCCACTGGTCATATTGCAAGTATTATATTGATATTAGCCGAATCTCAATATCAAGATTCATTTGCAGTAGATAAAGAATTGCATATCATGTCTACAATTGTAAAAATGTTAAACGAGTTAAAATAAATATTTCATATAATTTGGTAGAATGAAATATTTTTCTTATATTTAAATAAATAAAAAAACGAGAATATATTATGGCAAAAAAATTACTTTTTGGTGAAGAAGCACGTAACGGATTAATGTCCGGTGTAGAACAATTAGCAGATGCAGTTAAATCAACGTTAGGACCCAAAGGTCGGACAGTTGTATTACAGAAATCATTTGGCAACCCGACCATTACAAAAGATGGTGTATCGGTAGCAAAAGAAATTTCATTAGAAGATCCAGTAGAAAATTCAGGAGCTCAAATGGTAAAGGAAGCTGCTCAAAAAACAAATGATTTAGCAGGTGATGGAACGACTACAGCTACGGTATTGGCTCATGCAATTCTTAAAGAAGGATTTAAGAAAATTGCTAATGGCGCAAATCCAATTGAATTAAAAAGAGGAATTGATATTGCAGTAAAGGATGTAGTAGAGTATCTAGAAACAGAAGCCCGGCCAGTTACTGGTAACGCAGAGATTGCCCAAGTAGGTACAATATCAGCTAACAATGATACATCTATAGGAGCTATTATTGCTGAGGCTATGAATAAGGTTGGACAAGATGGAGTTATAACAGTACAGGAAGGAAAGACTTCAGATACTATACTTGAAGTCGTTGAAGGAATGCAATTCGATAGAGGTTACTTATCTCCATATTTTGTTACTGATAACACTAAAATGGAATCAGTACTCAATGATATGTATATATTAATTGTTGATAAAAAAATATCTAACATGAAAGAGTTAGTACCAGTATTAGAGCAATCAGTTCAATCTGGTAAGGAGATGTTAATTATTGCGGAAGATGTAGATGGAGAAGCTTTATCAACATTAGTAGTTAATAAGATTAGAGGAAGTTTAAAGATATGTGCTGTGAAGGCTCCTGGATTTGGCGATCGCCGTAAAGATATGTTACAAGATCTTGCAGTTATAACCGGAGGGACTCTTATATCAGAAACTCAAGGGCATAAATTAGAAGAAGTTACTTTAGATATGCTAGGAACAGCAGAAAAGGTAATTATAACTAAAGATACAACTACAGTAGTAAATGGTTGGGGAGATGCGGATGCAGTAATAGAGCGTATTGACTCAATTAAAACTCAGATTGAAAATTGCGAATCTGATTATGAAACAGAAAAAATGCAAGAACGATTAGCTAAAATTTCTGGAGGGGTTGCTGTTATTAAAATAGGTGCCGGCTCTGAAGTAGAAATGAAGGAAAAGAAAGATAGAGTAGATGATGCATTAAATGCTACTAAAGCAGCAGTTGAAGAAGGCATTATAGCAGGTGGAGGTACTGTGTTAAGAGGTTATTCACCAAATCCAGAATATGGTTATGAAAATGATGATCAATTGTTAGGTCGTGATATTATAATTAAAGCATGTAAAGCTCCATTTGATACAATATTAGAAAATGCTGGACTTAATGCAGATGTAGTATGGAATCAAATTGTAACTCATAATGCAAATGGAACTGCTGCAGGATATGATGTTAGAACAGAGACAGTATTAAATGATATGGTAGATGCAGGTATTGTAGATCCTGTTAAGGTAACTAGAATTGCTTTAGAAAAGGCCGCATCTGTAGCAGGAACAATGATAACTACAGAATGTGTCATGACAGATATTAAACAAGATAATCCAGTGCCAGTTCAACCACAAATGCCAATGATGTAAATGAAGAAGCCAGCTTCAATTTTTGATCATTTAGCTAATATAACTAATAAGAAAACGGCATGGAGTACGTTGTCTGAATCAGATCGTAAATCGTTCTCCCCATATCTTATTAATAGGTGGTTATCTATGCATCCTGACTTAATAGAAATTGTAGATATGTTTCAACAATATACAATTGGCCCATTAAGTAAGAAACATGTATATCAATTATATCATGACATACTACCTAAACAACGTATGTTTGCTAAATACATAAAAGGAAAAAAAGTGGACAAATATAATCCTGAGTTAGTTAAATTTTTAGCAAATTGTCTGCAATGCGGTAAAACAGAAGCTGAAGAATTTGTTGGTATATTATTGCCTACTAATTCCGGTCGTGATAACTTAATTAAGTTACTTAAAACATATGGTCATACTGATAAAGAAATAAAAAAGTTATTGAAATGAAAACAATAAAAGATCGCCCTCGAGTAGATTTTACAGAAACAGTAGTAGACGTTGTAGATGAACAATCTGCAGTTAAATATTGCGAATCACAATATCCAGAAACGTGTCAAGAGTTTAAACGTATACAAAATGAGCAGTACATATTATTTTGTAAAAAGCAAAAAAATTATGGACCTGGTAATATATCTGTAGGTACAAATTTAGAAACCGCTGATGATGTTAAATTATCATTAACTGGATTATGGTTCCGTATGAATGATAAAATACAACGACTAAAACAGTTGATTGTGTTAGGCCACCGCGACGAGGTAGGAGAGGCTGAGACAGATACATTTCAAGATCTATCAATATATGGTGTAATAGCTCAGATAGTTTCTGCCAAAGTTTGGGGTAAATAATTTGGTACTTTGCAAAATATTTCTTATATTTAATATATGAATAAATTTTTAAAATACGGAGCGCGAGAGCCTGTCCCAGGAGATAGGAGAATATCATATTCGCAATATGGAATGTACGAATCATGTCCTAAGCATTGGGAATTAGCATATGCCAAAGGTTTACGTACTTTTAGTCAAAGTATACATACTATATTTGGTACTGCAATGCATGAAACGTTACAACATTATTTAACTATAATGTATGAAAAGACAGTTAAAGATGCAGATGCCATTGATTTGCATGCATTGCTAAAGCAGCAGATGTATGATTTGTATAAAGAAGCTGTTTCAAAGATGGATGATCATTTTTCTACTAAATTTGAAATGAACGAGTTTTACGATGACGGCGTTGCAATTATTGATTGGTTCAAACGTAAAAGAGGTAGTTTCTTTAGTCGTAAGAATGAAGAATTAATAGGTATAGAAGTGCCTATCTATCATCCAGTTGATGAAGATAATAAACATGTTATGATGTTAGGTTATCTAGATATTGTCATACGAGATAAACGCGATGGTAAAATAACTATTATTGATCTTAAGACTAGTACAATGGGATGGAATAAATATCAGAAAGCTGATAAGATAAAGACATCTCAATTGGTATTGTATAAAAAGTATTTTGCAGAACAATATGGTTATGATGTAGAGAAAATTGATATCAAGTATATGATTCTTAAACGTAAATTAATTGAAGGAGCAATGTTTCCTCAAAAACGTATTACAGAATT